ATCTGATGTCAAGAGAATAATAGAATGAAGAATAAAATTTTTGAATTATACAAACCAAATTCTTTAGCAGAGTTTTTAGACTTTAGTAAAAACAACCCTAACGAAAAATTTGTTTATGTATTACAGCATCCACCTGCGAATATAAATATTTTAGGTGCATCTGACTTTGGCTATCTTGTAATCTGTCTGCCTAACTATGGCCCAGATTCACAAATAATATTTAGTTCAAGTCCATTTGTTTTTAAGATGCAAAAAAATTTAAGAGATTTTAGAGAACAAGATTATGTATTGTTAACTGGAGATCCTGCTATTATTGGTATCTCTTGCGCAATCGTTTGCGATAAAACAAACGGAAAGTTTAACCTCTTGAAATGGGATCGAAGAGAGGCTAAATATTACCCAATCAATTTCGATCTCTATCAGAAAGGATAATATGAGCGACGTAAAAAATATGATGTTAGAAGACACAAAAGATATGTTAGATAACATTGAGATAACAGACATTGCACAGCAATGTGTAAAGTTAAAAGAGAAAGAAGATGAGATAGCAGAACTAGAAGATAAGCTGAAAGCAAAAAAAGCAGAAGCAGATGATATTAGTTCCAGAGTTATACCAGAGCTTCTACAAGAACAGGGGTTACAAGAAATTAAACTAGCAGATGGTAGTAAAGTTTCTGTAAAAAAAGAATTTAGGGCTACTCTTCCAAAAGATGATTTAAGAAGAGAGAGTGCCTATCAATGGCTTCGAGATCAGGGGTTAGGTGATATTATTAAAAACAATGTCACTGTAAGTTTTGGTCGTGGAGAAGACAACAAGGCGAATCAATTGATGGACCTTGCGGTTGCTAATGGTTTTACACCACAGCAGAAATCTGATGTGGCGTGGAATACATTGACAGCCCTATATGAGGAGCGTGTCAAGGCCGGCCTTGACATGCCTTCTGATGTTTTTAGTCTATGGATTAAAGACAAAACTAAAATCAGCCGGAAAAAATAATGGAGGATGAATAATGGCTAATGAAATAAAAGCTAAACAAAACGGATCTGTTGCCCTGTTCGGTAACGATCTGCAAAAAGGTTTTGAAAACATGACGCAAGAAGATATGGCGTTACCGTTTATCAGAATCTTAGGACAACTGTCTCCACAGGTAACTGATGGGGATAGCAAGTATGTAGAGGGTGCCAAACCTGGTATGATCTACAATACTGTTACCAACGAATTATTCGATGGTAAAAAAGGTATCAAGGTTATTCCTTGTTACTACAAAAAAGACTATCCGGAATGGTCTGATAGAGGTGATGGTCCAGGTGCTCCTGTGGCTACACACTCACCAGGTAGTCCGGTTATCCAAACAGGTAAAAGAGACGGCTCTAAAATTAGATTACCAAACGGTAACTATTTAGAAGAGACCGCTTATTACTATGTAATGGTAGAAAACAAACAAGGCGGATACAGTCCTGCTTTAATTACCATGAAATCAACACAGTTGAGCGTCAGTAAGAAATGGAATTCAATGATGAAGTCTGTTCAGATTGACGATGGTAAAGGCGGATTTGCTGTGCCACCTATGCATGGGGTTGTTTACAATCTACAAGCAAACCTACAAAAGAACGACAAAGGTTCTTGGTATGGTTGGGTCGTAAACATGGACAGAATCATGGGACAAAAGGATAAGACTTTGTATTTAAATGCAAAAGACTTTTCTGGAAACGTCTCAAAAGGTAACGTGCAAACAAAAGCAGATGTGGAAGAGACATCTCAAACTAAAACTCCATTTTAGTTGTGGTGAGGGGGATCGAAAGATCCCCCTTTACAATTTAATTAGAAATGATAATGAAGAGCGAAAAATTTAAAATAATATTTGAAGGATTAAAAATAGCATATGGACAATATCAGAAAGGCGAAAGAAACGGTAACGGTAAACAACAAGGCAAGGCATTCATTGTTCGAAAGAATGTTAGCGATGATTTGTGGGAAAAACATTTACAGGG